GTCGCCAAGAAACGCAAGCGACCCGCGCTAATCATCGGAAACTCGCAGTAGTCGAGATTGAACGCATGATGTATTCAAGGCCAAGCGGAACAGTGCTGAGGCTAATTGGCTGTGCAGCCTCGGGATTGTTGTACCAATGTCCCACGAGGCTGATGACTGCGTGCGTAACTTCGGGTGGCAGATCTGCGTAACCCGCTGAGTACGTCACGATGATGGCCGTACCGACATCGATGCCAGGCACATCCAAGAATCGAAGCTTGGGCAGTGCGTCGGATCGCTCGACCCAATAGCTCGATGTCGGCATGGTCGTGACGATAGCGCCGGTCGTGTACTTCACGCTCGTGACGGAGACGAACGGCGCCAATGGAAACACAGTATCTCGCCACTGCGTGAGGTACAGCAGGTAGCTCTCGACGGTCAGCGCAAGCTGCGTGTTGCGACTGATGAGCGACATCGCGGCCTCGCGCAGGCGCGTGAGGTCACGATCATCGTCATCGTAGTCCACCTTCAAAGCGGACTTAATGGTTGCGAGTGGAATCGTCATGAGTAAAGGGGCTGACGCCCGTTAAGGCGTCAGCCCCCGGCTGGGGGAAGAAAGGTCAGCAGGTGATCATGGCAAACGCATTGCCGAGCATCAGCTTTGAGTCGGTGCGGGTGTAAACGTAGAGCGTGGTCTTGTGAGTTGATGCACCCGAATACGGATCCATCATCGACGTGATGCCGGTGCGATCAAAGATCTCAAAGTAGTTGAAATCGCCGACAACGGCAAACACGTTGTCCGCAGTGGTACTCGTCGGTACGTACTGGCCGACGCGGTAGGGCACGCCGTAGATGGTGCCTGGTGCGCCGTTTGTGAGGCCGCCCTCGGCTCCAACCTTCCAAACGTAGTCGGTGGTGCTGACTTTAATCTTGCGCACAGTCTTCAGCAGCGTGTCCGAGATCAACCACGAGAAACGTGGGCTGTTGCGGTACTGCGGCGCAACAAGGTGCACGGTGTCGATGAGGTTGTCACCCGTCACAGTGGTGACTGCGGCGCCGCTTAGGTCGGTGACTTGCGTGAGCGTCGCGATGGTCGAGCGTGCCGAAGATCCTGCGATGCCTTGCGGTTGCGACGAATTGGTGCCGACGGTATACGCTTCCTCTTGTGCCAGACCAATTGAAAGGCCCAGTTTGTCAGCGACGTACGCGAGACCCGAACCGATGCCGCCAGTGCCAATGGCGTCTTCAATGTACTCTTGAGACATTGATGTTGCAGTAACGTACTTGTATGGAGTAACGGAAATCTGCGTATTAAACGAAGGATCGGCGGGCGTGATTGTGTTGTTTTCTGTGACAAGATTGGTGGCTGGCAGCGCGTTCTCGACCGCGATGGTTCGCTTGCTGTCGATTGTGTTGACTGGGCACATGCCACGGAGCACGTTGGCCTGTTGCAACCTGTTCACAATTCGGCGCTCAAGATCGGTCGGGATAGCAGCCGCAGTTGTGCCTGTGGTAAGAACACGCATTTCTGCGTGATCGCCGCGAATAACAGCGTTCAGCCATCGAGCGGCGTAGGCCTCGCTGCCACGGTCGTTCGGATCGCCACCACGAATACTTGACGGCGCCGCCGATTGGAACATCGGCTGCGATTCGAGTTTCGCTATGCGCGCGCGCAGTGCCGCGCTCTCGGCGCGAGCCTCGATGACGCTCAAATCGGCGTCCATGTGTGCGATCTTTTCACGCTCCTCGCCAGAGCCACGCGCTTCGACTTGCTGTGGCTGGTGGCCGGTGCGGGATTCGAAAGCGTCCAGCGCCTTGCGGTACTGGTGCACGGTGTTCTGAAGTTCGTTCAAGTTATCCATTTGTTCATCCTGTAGAAGTGGAGTGCGATCCGCAACGATGCAAGATCGAGTGATGCCTCGGAGACACTCCGCAGGCTTGAAGCAGTTTGGGGGTAGGCGGCGTCTTGGACAATGCTGATTTCCATCAGCTTGGCCGCTTTGATTGTGCGTTGAGTCTTGGTTGCGTCCCACGTTTCATCGGTGACGTGGAAGCCAAACGACATTTCGCCAGTGAGATCTCCTCGCGTGAGGAGCGTGTGGACATCGTTGCCCAGACTTGTCTCTGGGAGGGATGCGCTAAAGTGCAAGCCTGCGGAGTCCGAGCGCAGCGCCAACGTGTTGCTCTTCGTGCGAGCCAACAGATTGCGAGGGTCATGGTTGTAAAGCAGCTTGACGTCTTGGCCAGAAGCAATGGAAGCATCAAACGCTCCAGGCATAATCTTCTCACGGAACTGGCGACCACGCTCAAAGATCTCACGCGACTCGGCGCCGTACACGACGGAATAGCCGGCGAGCGTGCGACCGTCGAGCTTCTGCTCGACAGAAGTAAAGTCACGGTGTGAAATCATTGGCACTCCCTCCTGATGTATCGTCGCCGAGGTTGGTTTTGCCGCCGCCGGTGCCCATGTTGAGGGCAACAATTGGCTCGTCGAGTCCTGCGAGTGGCTTGAGATCCAAGCGTGCGCGCGCTTCGTTGCGCGTCAAGAAACCAGCTTCAACGGCGGTGCGCAGTGACGCCATAGTTTCGGCGAGACCTGGGCGCACGAGTTGATCGACGTCAAACGACATCGATGCAAACGGTGCGGTCTTCGAGATCCATTCTGCCTTCCACGCAGCCATCCAAGTGCTCAGGCAGGCATCGACGTACATGCGTGACAGCCATTCCATCGAGCCGTATGAAGCGCCGACGTCCTCGCTGAGATAGCTGGACGGCACGCCGTACAGTCGAGAGACGTCCCCGATGCTGTACTTGCGTGCAGCTTCCAGTCCTGCGTCTTCGAGCGTCGAACTAATTCGTTCGATGCGCATGCCGTCGGCGAGAATAATCGGCTCGCCTGCGTTGTTGGATCCTGCGTGCCGCTTGCGATATTCCTCGCTGATGCGTTGACGCGCCTCGGCGTTGGCTTGGCCTGGATGAATCAACGCGAGTCGCGGAGCGCCGCCGTTGCGAAAGTTCTGCAACGCGGTCTGCTCTTGCGCGGCCAACGTGGTTACAGCCGTCGAGCACAGTTGGATTGGCGACTCGCCCCACATGCCCGAATAGCCAGGCGCACGCAGATGAAACATGTTCTCAAGCGAGACGTCGCCGTAGGTGCGCGTTTTGTAGAACGGCACCGATGTGCTGACGTCGAGCTGCACGCTGTCCGGCTCGATTGGAATTAACTCGATAAGTTCGCCGCCGAGCGTGCGGTTGATGATTGCAAACGAGTTTCCCCACAATAAAGCCTGCAATGTAGTCGCGCGCCGAAACTCAAACGCCGACATAAAGCGACTAGGAGAATCCCACAGGGACTGCGAACCTGTTTCGGAAACTGTGCACGACAGTCGCGCGATGTCGCCGCTGATCAGCGTGACTGCTCGATACAACGGCGTGTATCGGAGCGATGACATCGGCGACACACTCGGGATGTCGAGTGTGTCCGATGGCAGAAACGATGCAGACCACGGTGCAACGAACGGCCCAGAGAAGAATCGTTTGAGCAATCCTTGAATCACGCGAAGGATTCTCGCGTGACTGCAAATCGTTAGCGCATCTAAACGCTTAAATTGTTTTAATCGTAAGACGTCGCGCGCTTGCCGCCCCAGGTGTGAACGGCAATGATCGACGCCACGAGCGGATCGATGATGACGTACATGCTCGCCTTGACCGGTCGAATGTTTCCGTTTCGGTCGACCTGTGTGCGTGCCGACGCACACGCACGGCGCATGATGGGATCGTCGCCGATGACGAGCTGTCCACCCGCCCACAGATTCTGAAACAGCTGACAACCGGGCCCGAACGTCGAGATACCCATTCGGTAGGCCGTCATCGGCACGCCGTCGCTGGCGAGTTGTTCCACGAGATACTTAGATCCCCAGGCGTCGTAGCCGACGCATCGCACGTCGTACTCGACCATCATCTGGTTGATCCGCGCGCGCACGCTTTCGTAGTCCACTTCGCGCCCAGGTGTGAGCGTGATTCGGCGCTCTGCTGCCCACGCGCGCACGGGCAGTCGGTAGTCCAGCTCACGCTGTCGCACGTCCTCACTCGGCCACCAGTAGTTTCCGCGAATTGCCACGCGCCCATCGTCGAGCGGGATGGCGACCATGAGCGCCGTCATGTCGAGAGACTTTGAAAGATCGAGACCGAGGTAAGCGGGACGGCCTCGCAGGGAATCCCAATCGATCTCGGCAGTCGGCCACAGTTGCATGTCAAGCCAGCCGCCGGTGTTCTCGTCGAGCCTCGCGCAGTGGTATCGGGCAAATTCCCCACGGCCCATAGAGCTGGTCTTCATGCGAGTCCACGAGCGTTTTAGCGACTTAACATCGGGCTGTCCGTGCTCCATGCCTGGGTTCGCTTTTGGCCAAGCCGATTCATCGTCGATTTGGTCTGAGGGATCTAAACCAAACAACAGCGGCATGATCGTATCGTCAACGATCTCGCCCTTAAGAATACCCTCAGCCTGCAGAACTAACTCGCCGTAGATGGTTTCGGGGTTTGTGCCTGGCGTGGTGATGATGAGGCCGAGCGATTCCTTGCGCTTGGCGCCGGTGGTCAACAACTTGGTGAGGAATCGGCCCTTGAACTCAGCGGCCTCGTCGGCAATCCACATCGACGGATTCAATCCGTCGAGTGAGCGCTCGAGCGCCGGCAAAGCAGTCATCTCCGAGTCGGCAACCTTGTCCACGATGCGATCCCACAGGACGGTGTACCTGTCATCCTCTAGCCGACGCAGCATCGTGCGCGATGTGTCGAGACAGATGCGCGCTTGCTCGTCGTTGTTGGCGATCACATGCACTCGGCGACCTGGTGCCGATGCCAGATCCCACAGCGCGAGGCCCGCAGCCAGTGTGGTCTTGCCGTTTCCTCTCGCGACCTGCAAGATCCCCAGCTGCACGCGACGCAGGTTGTCATCGGTGCGACGCCATCCCCAGTACTGGGAGATGGCCCACAGTTGCCAGGGGTGCAGGGCAAACGGCTTGCCGGTGTCATCGCCGACGAGGCCGAGGGACTCGTAGTGCGCGTTGATCGCGTCCACGGAAGCCCAGTCCATGTAGATATCGTCGCGTTCAAGGTCACGCTCGAAGCGTTGCGCGGCCGCAAAGATCCATCTGGAGGCCGCCACGCGACCCGCTAGGACGGCTGAGTTGTACTCGGTGACAATGGATAATGAGTGTATATGCATTGATTTTTGACGGC